CTTCTTTCCATATTAGTTTTTTGCCAAAAAAAATACCGAGGGCTTTCCCACAGACCGCCCCCTTGCAAGGGGCACTTATGAGAAAACCTTCGGTATCTTCTTTGCGCAAGGGTATTTAATAAGTTTTTAATGTATCTCTACAATACACCCTCTAGGAATCTTGTCAAACACCTGTGCTTAGACACCCCCTCTTTGCTTTTTATATTAGTTGATTATAAGCTCAGGATTCTCGTAGATGTTGCCGATGATTTCAAGATCAAAAGGTAAATCACTAACTAAATCGGATAAAGAATAGTCACCATCGCAGTTGTGGCAAAAAGCACCTTCTTCCATCATTCCAAATTGCTGATATCCTATACACCATTCGCACCAATCTGTATAGCTACCCTCTTCTGTTATGTCTTTTTCATACACCTCTACTCCATTTTTATCTTTGAGACCTGTAAATTGCATTAAACGTAATGCCGATGTGTGCCTAAATGATTTTGGCTCTTTATCCTCTTTAGCATAACCTAGAACCAAATCAACATCTCCCCAGTTGTCATATTGCATTTGTGTAACATCGATCATCGTTCCCGTATCCTCATCCCACGCTCTAAATTTGATTTCTCTCATAGTTTTTGATTTTTAAAATTATCTTTTAATTTTCTTACAGTATGGTTCCACGTTCCTCTCTTAATGGAATTGAGCCATTCCCAATTTTCATCATCAATTCTTATACCTCTAATTTTATGGGATTTTCTTTTATCTAAAGGCTTTTGTGTCATATTTGTTATACTATAGTAATACAATACCGTTTTGGTCTCTCCAAATACAGGTGAAAGTATAAGAAGATAATTTATATCTTATCGAGAAGTCTTGAAATGTGAAGTAACAGGTGTGTCCTCTTTACTATCAGATTGGAGCTACCCGAAGAACGGTAAACTTCGAGTAGATTTGACTAATAATAAGTAGGTAATCGGTAATTAAAGGGAACCGAATTATCGTAGACCTTTTACTTCCTAATGGGGCAGAGCATAGACCGTCTTTGGTGTTTGGGACACGAACCTATACCCTGCTCCATTAGAAAACAAAAAAACCATTGTTCTCCTCCCCTTGGTTCACCTTAACGCGGGCGCCCTTTCGGGGAGAGGAGGATAACAATGGCTTCTACGTTAATCTAACCACTACCAGGATAGCACCCTATAGGAATCTTGTCAAGCCCCATAGAAAAAAGCCCCTTTCGAGGCCTTGTTCTCTTACACCAGAAACTTCTCGGAATCATTTTGTGAATTTTTCAACAGTCTTATCGTATGTTTTTATAGCAACGAATATCGATGTTATGGTAGCAATAAACGTCATCTCTTCATCTCCTATCAATCCTTTTGCTTCCAAATAAAGAGACAATGATCCTAAAATCATTGCCCAAAACCGTGTTGACCGCAGGAAAGCAAAGGTACTCTCCTTCGGGATGTTTTCAGGCTCCTCAGGAACGCTCGGAATGGGGTCATAATTGCCCTGTACGGGTGTTTTAACAGGAAGGAGGGTATATGTGTCTCCATCTATTGCAAGAACTCTTGGAGCGCCTGTTTTTGATGCTGAGTCCATATTAGTGTGATTTACAGTTTGTTGATGTGATGTTAGAAGTCATTGCATTTCCAGTGGTATCAGAGGCCACTCCATTTCCATCAGTTCGAGAGCTGACGGCATAGCCACTTGTCCATGGACTAGAAGGAAAAGGTACAGGAGAAGATGTCCATACATTATAATGACTTTTCTGGCATGGCTTTACCCAGACCTTCTTACAATCTTCACAATACGTCTCGTCACAAGCTGCGCAAAACTGTATTCTTTTGTGTTCGCAACATGGATGTTCGTGCATATTATTTCAGGACAAGAACTGCCCCACCAGTTATCGATTTATAGCGTCTTGTTGTAGACCTGTCTCCAAACCATGGATCTGCTATATTGTAGCCTCCGAAAAGACTTCTTCCTGTGCCGAGTACCCAGTGATAATTCTCTACCTGAATCAAAACTACTTTGCGAGGGTGCCTGAGAGCTTCCTGAATGATATTGTCCTTCTGTCCGTAGAAGCGAGCCTCTAACTTAAAGCAGGTAGCTTTCGGGAGACTTGACCAGACGAGGAGACCGTCTTTGGTGAAGGTTAATTCACGAGCTAGTTCCTGTGGATTTCTCCATTGTTTGAAGAAATCCATTGCCATTGATATAGAGGTTACAGTGCATCCGTAGCGTCCGATTGTTGCGTTTGATTTGCCGAGGTATTCGCCTCCCCATCTTTTTTCGCGTTGGCTGAGAGTAAGCATAGTTCTTTCTTTAGTTTATTTAGTTCCCGTATAATTTCGACCGAATTATAGTGTTTCGATTCATCGAGCGGTTCCATATTGTGGACATTTTTCAGTCTTTAGATGGTAAGAATTGCAGGCTTTGCATTTTGACCCACGGGGTTTGTTTTTCATAGGTTATCAATAAAATGTTTAGCGAGAGAGATTGTTACCAGAAATAAGAAACCAACAAAAACAACGACACCGACCAGACTAGCCCCAACAAGCTGAAACATAAGTCTGTCAATGAGAATTGCATGTTTTGCTCGTTGCATTTTCTGGCGGAACGAAAAAGAGAAGTTATCATACATATTTTGCTGTCAATAAATTATTTGCCTTCGCGAAGGAAGGTCTTTTCTCTGAAGGGACAGGGTAGCGCTCTCATGTTGAGAGGTCGTGATATATCCACCCTTCTTCTTTCCCCTCTCACAAACCATTTTCGTAACGCCACGAATATGGTCTAAGAGAGAGGGCCAACTGTTATTATTATATCATGTTGGCTCTCGTTGTCAGATGGCATCCGACCACAACGTCACTTCCTGGCCGTCCTTCACACCGATGATGGCGGTAATACGGGTCGGAGGGTTGTCGAACAGAATGAGCCAAATGATGTCGTTCGCTTCATCGTAATAGATGAGGCACTCCACGCCCCTTTGGCTCTTGATGTTGCATTTGCCGTCGTGGGCGAGCTTGTGACTCGCTACATATTCCAGCATCCTTTTGGGAGGCTTTTCAGCAAAGACGGCAATGGCTGCGAACAACAGTACCAAGAACGTCAGCAGATAGCCGAGGCGTTTCATTTCATTCTCCTACTGAAGGGTTTTGATGTATTCCACCACATACTTGGGCAGTATGCTGTGGAGCGTGTATTGCGCCAGGTCGTCATGGAGGTCTGGGTCAGTCCCGAATGCCCACACGTGAGCTACGCGGAAGAACGTCAGCGGATCCATGTTTAGCTGTGAAAGCTTGTTCCTGAAGAAGAGAAGCATGGTGTTTCCTTTCGTCGTAAGTGCGCTCGCAAACGCGCGAGCAAGTCCAGCCATCGGAATGATTTCCGTGGGCCCCAGGGATGACTTTCTTACAAATCAAGCATGGTTGTGGTTTTACCCACGCCTCCATGTCTTTGCGTTCTTGTTGCAGGTCACGCAGATTTCGCCCGTTTTTCATAGAACTCCTTTTGCGGTGGACACACCATGTGCGCGAAAAAGATGAACCCACCCTTGTACGCCATGTTATGACTGGTCACGTTCCTGTCGAACATCCGACAACATAAACAGCACAGTCTGATTTCTGTGAGGAAATAGACCGTCCCGTCTTTTTGGGCGAGTATCATATTTCCTCCTTTGTAAAAGAGCGGCGAGGGCTAAGGCAAGCCTTATTTAAGCGGTTAGGCACCCTCCCTTTACCGTCGAAGGCAAGGGGAGAGGTCTATTTTTTCAAAAAAACGATGATACCTGTAATGAGAAAAACAATAGCAGTCGTCGCACCAGAAACCTTAGCCAGAAAAAAGAACATTTTCCAGAATCCCTGCTTGCCATCAAATGCCTCTGTCATTGGCTTCATGATGTTTTTAACATCGACAATATCTTGATTGATTTTCTTAGTGTCGGCCTCGTGAGTGAGGATGTGGTTATCGAGTGTTTTTTGTAACTCTCTCAATAACGGCGAAAGAGACGGCGGAGTGGAGTCTCTCGCTGCGATGAGTGCATGGTCAAGTTTGTCGAGTATTTTCTGCTCAATGGTCATAGATTTATTGATAGGTAGTACCCAAGCAATCCTCCGAGAAGCATGACCACGGATCCGATGACAAATCCCACCAGTAGCATCTCCTTATTATCCGAGAGACGGTTCTTCATGGCTTGCTTGGCTTCCATGTCTTCGAGGTTCTTGATCGAGGCTGCTCTTGCTTTTGCGCTTTGTGTCTTTTTCATAGGGTTAATTTTTTGATTTAATTTTTTCTACCACGTTGAGCCTCAAACATTCGGCAAGAAGGAAATCAACTTCAACAATCTCTGCTTCTCGTCTCGCTACAAATTCATCTCTTTGATTTATGATGAAAGCTCTCTGAGACTTCAAAAATTCTACCTGATATTTCGTGACAACAGGAATCACCACCTCTATCTCGTTTTCGTTGATTTTTTTTACCTCCATACTTATAGGGTTATTTTTTGACAGTTACTATTTGCGATTGAACCTGTAAGGTATATCCATGCTTCTCACATATAGCGTTGATTTCTTTTGCGAACGCCTCGTGCTTCTCCTTCTCGATGCTGGCTAGTAACGCCTGTGCCTTTTCTAATTCTGTCTTCTTGTCCATAGGGTTATTGTTATGCTATTAAGCCGTGAGCTCTACATCTTGCTAGTAAATCGTTTAGCTGTGTTATCGCCGAAGCTGCGTCCGTAGCGTCAATGACGGCCGCCCCTTGTGCCCCTATGACCTTATTTGCGCCCACTCTAACTTCTGGCGTTGTGATACTTGTGGTGAAGGCAGGTGCCTCCAAAAAAGCAAAAGTCTTTCGTGCTGCTCCAGTGGTAATCGTTCCGTAGTAAGCATCTGTCAAGAATTCTACTGCTCCTGCTTCTGGCGTGGTGTTCAATACTCCTGATGTGAATTTCAGTGGTGCGGTATTGGCCGTTGCTGTTCCTGCTGGTAAGTGTAATCTCGCTGTTGGTATTGTTTGAGCTAGTCCTACATTGACAGAAGCGTTGCCGATAATTACCTGATTACTTGCAGTCGTATAAGCTCCATTCCCAAGTGCCATAGAGTTTGAAGCACTTGTTAGTTGAGAAGCGTGATAGCCAGCACTATATCCTAAAAAAGTATTACTATTTCCAGTATCAATACTTCCACCAGCATAATATCCCTCTGCAGCGTTTTGGCTACCTGTGGTATTAGCGTAGAGAGCAAACGCACCTTGTGCAGAGTTGTAGCTACCTGTGGTATTAGAGCCGAGAACAAACGCACCTTGGGCAGAGTTTTGGCCACCGGTGGTGTTGGCGGTGAGGGCATTTAATCCTTGTGCCGAGCTGTAGCTACCAGTGGTGTTGGAGGTGAGGGCACGATATCCCTGTGCAGAGTTGTAGCTACCAGTGGTGTTGGAGTAGAGAGCAAACGCACCTTGGGCAGAGTTTTGACTACCTGTGGTGTTGGAGTTAAGAACAAACGCTCCTTGTGCCGAGCTGTAGTCACCTGTTGTGCTGAATTGGAGGGCATTTAATCCTTGGGCAGAGTTGTAGCTACCAGTGGTGTTGGAGGTGAGGGCACGATATCCTTGTGCAGAGTTGGCAATACCTGTGGTATTAGCGTAGAGAGCAAACGCCCCTTGGGCAGAGTTTTGGCCACCGGTGGTATTAGAGTAGGCAGCAAACGCCCCTTGGGCAGAGTTGTAATCACCTGTGGTATTAGCGTTGAGGGTATACGCCCCTTGGGCAGAGTTTTGACTACCTGTGGTGTTGGCTATAAGAGCGTACACTCCTTGGGCAGAGTTTTGGCTACCTGTGGTGTTGGCTAAAAGAGCGTACACTCCCTGTGCAGAGTTGGAGTAACCTGTGGTATTAGCGTTGAGGGCATTAAATCCTTGTGCCGAGTTATAGGAACCTTTATAAGTAGCCCCAACTTCACCAATAGAGCTTTGTCCACCTCCACCAATAAAAGAATTAAATCCATCGGAGTTAGCACCTTTATATGAACTTATTAAAAGACTAGTGCCGTTTGTGTTTATTTTTATGTTTCCTGCAACGTCTATTTTCTCAGTTGGAGTCGCTATACCAATACCCAACCGATTGTTAGTATCGTCCCAGAAAAGGTTAGCATTGTCTTGAGCAAGCACGCCTGATACACCTGCAAACAAGATTGAGCCTGCTGTAGCTAAACCAACGGTATCACCAATAGCGACACCACCTCCTTGGAAGTATTCTGCTCTGCCAGAGGATGGGTTAAATTTCCATGCCATATTATGATTTCGCTATGGTAGTAATAGTCCCCTTACCGCTATCCGTGTAGGTTACCAGTACGGTCGCCACTGTTGTTCCGGCTGCACCGCCTGTCTTATACACCCAGGTATCAGTAGTAGCGGCTACAGTGAGAGCCAAATGGTCATGCACTGGTATTTGGAACCCCTGAAGAGCTTTGAGCGTCTCTTCGGTAGCAGGGCTGACGAAGTTCCCAGCGTGATCAATAACCTGCGTCACCTTCGTCTTTAGGGTATCGTCAAACGACATGTTGTCGATGTATTGACTGGTGTATTTTGTTTTGCTTATTGCTGTCATAGCACGATATATTTATCAGGACCGTCGACGATATTTATTGTTGGACAATAGATACAGGCTATCTCTATTTCACTGTATTTTCTCCACGTGTGTTCCTTACACATGGTCACCTGAGTGCTTAAGATATTCTTCTCACTCATGTATGACACTCCTTCCTCTATAGGTGGCTCACTCGGGATACTGGTCATAGGGTAGATTGTTTAGATATTTCTTTCTTTCTTGGATATCGTCATAGATAGCCTTATCCTCTGGTGAATACTGCTCTCGTTTCACTTCGGCCAGAACACGAGAGAAGACGGTCTTTTTTTTATGCGACGTAATCTGTGATTTAATTTGTGTAAGGATTTCTTCGTTATTCGTCTGGAGATATTCAGTCAAAAGACTTCTCAGATTATCACTGAATATTCTGCTTTCCCGTTTTGGCCATTCTTTGTAAAAAGCATTTTGGACTCCGCCCCCAACATACGGCACCTTAGAAGCGAAGAATTTTTCAATAGGGAAGGACGCTCGCATAGGATCTCCTTCATTTCCGCTATATCTATTTTCTTTCATTATACCATCTGTTTGTGAGGCAGCACTAACTAGACCTCCAATATCAGAAACAGTTGGGCCCAGGGCATTTCCAGCGATGATACTTGCCCTGTTAATGAGACCTCTATTTTCAGATTTCTCACCGAAAGCGTTGTTCCCGACATACAGAGCGCTCTGGAATAATTGGCCAGGGAGCATACCCGTCATACCAATAGCCGCTTCCAGTTTTTTGATGTCATCGTCTTCTTCAGAAATAGTTTTAGTTGGCAGATCGAGGAGATCACGGATTTCTTCGTCTCTTAAGGTGATGACATCTCTTGACTTCTTGGCTGCTAAATAAAGACCAGGCATCACTGTCAGCATGCGGACAAGCGGTTTCACATTCCCTTGTCTCGCCTCATTGATAATATGGTCACGCCAAAAGGTTGTCTGCATATATCCGAAACTCTTGAACTGGGTGAAGAGCTTGCCCATAGGTGTACGGCTCCAGAGAGGGAGAGTGAGAGCGTTCATTCTAAACTGAGTATCTGTCACAAATTTGTATGACGCCTTGGCAACATCAGCCCCTCGCATAGTCCCTCGTTTAAGCGCTTCTTCTACATTTAGTCCCAGAAACTTCGCTGCTCGTAATGCCTCAGAATCAAGCGGGTTTGCCTTAAGCGCGCGCATGACATCTCCAGACATTCTCCTTCCGACATCAGCCGCAATGGTACGGTTAAACTCCTCTGTCTTTTTGAAAATATAGAGGGCACCCTTCATTAACTTCCCAGAGACGAGTCCTGTTTCTTGCTCCATCAACATGTCTTCCAAGGCTCCGGCCATTCGAGCAAGGTCTTTCATTTTTGCCCTATCTTTTGCGTTTGTGGCGTATCTACCTATTGATTTCAAAGTATTGAAAAAACCGCCAACACTGATAGTGTTAGCTGCCTGGGTAAGGTTTTGAACACCAGCAAGCGAAAGCTTTGTGAATTGGTTCCACTTCAGGGCCATTCGGATAAAAGTGTTTGGAACTTCTCCTTGTCCAAGCCGCTCATCGATAATACGGGCGATTTGTTCTTGGCTAACTTTTCCAGAGGCAATCATGTCGCTAAAAAGACTGAGCACTTTCTCGTTTTGATAGCCAAAGAGATCACTCTTCATTTTCATACGAGAAACATCTCCGACGTATCTATCCATGATTTCTCCTGCATCACGAATAAACCGCGGGTCATCACCGGCCCGTGCTCTTTCCAATGTTCCAACCCTTCCCCTTATCAAACGACGTTCAAGTTCTGCGGCATAGACACCTTCTGCATCAGCGCGAGAGAGTCCCTGCTTCATGAGACCGAGTATTTCATTCTCCTTAAAGGTGGTAGTGCTCTTTACCGCATCCGTGTAATAGCGGCTTATATAGGTGTCTGAATCCAGGGTATCGTCCCATATTCTTTCTACTCCTTTAGCATCTGTTGTTCGCCATTTTTCTTTCACTCCGAGCTTCTTCACATAGGCATGGAATTGCTGCATCATCTCATAGGCCTTCTGTTCTTTCCCTGGCCTCAGCTGAGAGCGGAGAGCTGGATTCATTTTTGCCTCTGTGATGAACTCACGACGAGCCAATGGTATGCCTTCAAAAGCCTCTTTCATTGACATTTTCCAGAAGGCCTGAAAGCTGTTTTCAGTCATGTAAGATTCATCGAGTCTTCTGGCAAATTCTTTCCCACTCTTACCACCTCGATTCAACAATCCTCTTCCAGACTCAATGTACGGCCGAACATACTTTCCATAGAGAGAGCTGGTACTCGCCTGAGCTCTCTTTTCAGCAGCCGATACAGAGAGGTTTTGCCGTATCATCTCCTCACGATCAATGGCTCCTGTCTTCGGGTTCATTATGCCCTTCTCTTTGCGCATCGCCCTCTGATAGTCAGAAAGCTTCACCTTCAACTTTGAAGCGCCTTCGGAAAGATTTATTTCCATAAGCTCCCTCGCTGTCATTTTTCCACCGAGAGCGCTGGCAATACGAGCGATGGACTCATCAGCTCTATCTGTTGCAAGATTTCTTCCTCTCCCTAGACCGTGAAGACCGAGGGTCACGAGGGGAGCAGTAGCCGCCATAGCAGCCCTTTCTTTCCATGGCGTGTCTTTTTCGGCGAGTCCCTGCATAAGGACCTGGTCCCCAATAAGGTTCTGGACGAATGGACGCATAGTGCCTGTAGGGGTGAGGAGCTTGGGAGCATACTTCGCCACGAGGCCAGTAACCTTTGAGCTTTCAAGCAGGGGGCGCAGAGCTGCCCCACCAGCGTAAAATGCCCCAGCCTGACCTCCTACCCCAAATCCCTTGTACATCCCCTCCTCAACGCTATTCTGTGGCTTGAAGTTTGTTTTTGGAAGCTCCCAGGGAGTGACCTTTAATGGTATGTTCGCCATCGGCCGTATCCCCTCATCATAGACACCAGAGGCTATCGTTTGGGCTGTTCTGATTGGATGCTGGTATGTTTGCTTGATTATCTTACCAATCGCCCCTGGAGTCCCTGTGATAGTCTTCATTGCTAAGTTGCCGAAGCTATTCAGCTTATCGGCCTCTTCTTGCATCGGGGCGGCCTTGGCGTTCGCAATCTGTGCGTTAAGACGAGCGTTACCCCTTATGCCTCTCCTCGCTCCCTGGTTCGTATATGTTTTTGGGCGCTGTGGCATACATTAATCGATTCGGATGTCTCTACCTAGCTCATCTTTCCCATACCGAGGAGTCTTCGTATAGTTGTTTTCCCACATGTCTGGGAAGAAAGGTCTATAGTCGGCGCGTCTTCCTCCAAACATTTGTGAGGCGCGCTGTTCTATTCCTTCACGGGCGTAATCGGGGCTACCAGCATCTACAGATGACTGCCCTTGTGCCTCAAGCCAGTCTCTCATATCTGTTTGAGAATATCCTCTAGAGGCACCGCTTTGTCTCAGCCTCCTCTCTGCCATATTATTTTCAAACTCTTGCTGTATCATTTGTTGCTGATATTTGTAGGCTTCCATTTGCATCTGAGCCGCCCTCAATCCAGAGTCTCCAAGAGAATTGGCTCTCTGCAGCCCTATTTCAGACCGAGCGTTCCCTTGCTGGGTAGCAAGCTTTGCAAGGTAGTCTCCTCGTTGCTTGGAGAATTCTGCTGTCAGCCGTTCTTCAGCCTGGTCGCGCTGTTCACTGTCGGCTGTACCATAGCCCATCTGTCTGGTCATAAGCCTCTGCCGTTCATCCTGGAGGGCTGATTCAAGAGAGCTATTGAATTCATCCCTATACCCCTGATAGGTAGGGTCAACACTATTCAGCATATCCATGAAAGCCTTTTCTTGCATCTTGGAGTTCATCTGAAGTTGTTTGGCAATAGCATTGTATGGAGAATCCTTTCCGGAACCTGACTTGCCAGAGCCATCTGAAGTGCTTTTTCCTCTCCCGTTGGTAGCCGCTACCGTGCCACCTCCAGAGAGACCATCACCCCCTGCGCCACTTCTGACGGGGTTACCGAATGAATCAACTGGTCCAGGTGCTTGTTCCCTATCATCAATCGCTGGATCCAGGGTATTTGTTGGGGGATCAATATTGCTCGGCTGTGAAGGGTCCAGCGATATCATTTCGTTGGAAGCATTGGCACGAGGGGTGCTCTTTCCCATCACGTCAGCGAACCTCCCCGCGTTCCCCATAGTGAAGTCTGAGGCTATATCCATTGCCGAACCATCATCGAAGGCATTATTCAGCCAGTCTTTGAACCCCCTGTTGGCCGGTCGGGAGTTAGCACGGGAGTTAGCAATAGTGGTCGGAACTGCGCCAGCAACCCCATCGCCACCGTCCCCTCTCATGGTGAGTGTTGGATTCCCGCCCCCATTATTGTTTGATAGATTAAACTTTGGTGCTGACGATCTTTTTTTCTTGGCAGCTTCTCTTTGTCTTTCCGGAGAGGAAGTAAGCTTTGCTTCGTTTCTGGCAGCAGCTACTGTTTTGGCATCAAACCCTGAGGCGATTCGTGCCTCATATTGCTCTGTGGTCTGGCCAGGAGCGTCTTCTGGATTCATCTCATACCGAGATCGTGCTTTTGGTACAGCGGAAACAGGGTTGAACCGTTTGGTCACCGCTCCCGTTTTATAGTTCAGCTTTCCGCCTGCCTTCTTTGCTGCTTTTTCTCTTGCTGATAGTTTCGCCATATATTTGTGGGCTAAGCCCGATTAAGATTATGCGATTATTGCTTCGATAATTATCCCCATATTACGTTCACGTTCGCCTCCCCAGCATTTACCGTGGCTCCACCAAGACTTCTTATTTGCAATTTTATTACCCTGGAACCAGCTGCTAATGACGCTTGGCCTGAAACACAGAACGGAATTCCGCTATTGGCAGCAGCGTTTTTGACATCGTATTCTTGTATATTTACTCCATCGATAAGAAGCTTGAAGGCGATACTTTCTCCTCCTGTATTTACATACCATCTACCACTAACAGTGACATGGACTCTCACCGCTTTTGTTGGAACAATTGTTACTGTTGCTCCAGTAGAATCGACATAAGAAGTTGAAGTTGTTCCGAAAGCAGCCTGAGCGCCAGAGGTGACCATATTGATGAATGGGTCTCCATTGTTCAATGGCACGCCTGTTCCCTTGCCTTTTAGGTTGAGGCTGATATTTGTATCATCACCACTGGCAGCTATTTGTGGAATTCCAGCTGTGGCTGCGTTCGTTACCGTTACTTCATTGACAGCGGAAGCGGTCGTTCCTATTTTTATTGCTTCGTTTCCATTTGTATCGTTGATATTTCCATTTGCGACCGCAGCAAACTCATCTAGCTCCGTGGCTCCGACAACCATACGGACTTCTTCCGCTGTAGTGTGAGCATAGAGGGTAGCGGGGTGGTTGATGTTTGTGGCTGTCTTTGCTGAGACCTCTACGACTTCGTATTTCCCATTGAGGTTTGACGCATCAAGAGCAATGGTAAATGGAGCGGCTACCGTTGGGATAAGGTTAAGAGGGGTAGTTGATACCCCTGAAACCTGATCTGCTGTCAGGCTCGTCGAGAACTTATTTTGGTGCTTTCTGTTTGTAGGCATAGCTATTGAGAATTAGGTTGATAAAGTTTATTGATGGCGACGTATCCTATGTCGAGTCCGTTCAGTTCCCATGATTTTGTTGCCGATGATTCCTCTATTTTTATCTGTATGTCTCTCCCCATTTTGTTCACGGGTAACTTCACGATTCCAGAACCACCAACATCGATAACGGTGCTCCCACCACCACCGACACCAATCTTTTCTGTCCCCAGCATATCGACTCCTATACCAGAATGGATGTCTTGTCCGATAGTGATTGATTTGGTATTTACGAGGGTGCCATCAACAAAGACACTGACGGTAAACTCTCCTGGTATTTTTCCCATATAGAGAACTGCCCCGAGGAAAAACTTTGATTGAGTATAGTCCTCGAATGTATATTTTGGGCTGAGCCAATAGCTCGTCACCGCGAGGCCATTATCACTCTTTACGCCCCCGTAGAAGTAATAAATCTTTGCGTTGGTTGATGAGCCGTAATAGATGTATGAGGATCCCGTAGCATCCCTGTATTCGCAAAAACAAGTAGCGCCAAGGGGATAGTACCACCAGCCAGCGCGCTGTCTGTCATAGGCCATCATGCTGTCGTTTGCTGTCGCTCCTCCACTCCTGTACGAGAAGTAGTAGACGTTATCAAAATACATGGCACAGGTCTTGCTGATAACGCTTTTATCTATGGTCTGTAGCTGTTCATCTATTCTGAGCGAGACGATCTTTGTCCGTATCTGATCGAGGTAGTTTGGTTCATATCCAATAGAGTGGACACCGTATTCGTTGTAAATGTAGATATCGTTCTCTACCGAGTCTGTTGCCTTGTGAGAAGCAGAACCCTTGGATGGGTCGGTGAGAGAGTATGACATAGTCGCCACAGAATCGGAGGAGACAGAAACACGATAGGTAGACTTGTTCTTTCCCACATAGAGGAAGTCTTGGTGTTTGAAAAAGGTGTTTATCTCCTGCCCGTCATCTGTAGAAATATTGATGCTTGTGGCCAATGGATTGGCAGTGGCATGGTAAGTGAAATCACCTATCTTCGTGTCTGCTCCTGAACGATAGAGACGTGAGGTGTAGGTAGCATTGCCTATCCCGTAGAGGCAGTTCTTGTAATAGATCATGTACTTAGCGATGATGCCGTTCGTTTGGGTGCGGACGGTAGTTCCATCATACACACGCATGGCGTCAGTACCATTTGAGATAAAGACGTTCGCACCAGCCTGACAGAAATCAGTTTCAAGATTTGTCGTAAAAACACCGGCAGAGGCAGGGGCGGCAGAAACAGCTACGGCCGTGCCCGTCTGTGTTTGATACAGTGTCCCATTCACCATCGCCAACAACTGTCGCGTAGAAGAGTTTGTGAAGGTACCGAGGCCGTTTATAACGCCAGCGGTTGCTACTGTGCAGAGAAGAACAGTTCCGTCTCTTTTTGCGATGGAATTTTTACCAACAGCAATAACATTAGAGGCGAAGCTCGTCTCATCTTCTTTGAGCATGGTGTCACGAGCATAGGTGTCTATGCCCTTAGCCAACTCGTAGATCTTCTCAAATTTTACTTTAGAGGCCATTAGTAGAGAGGTTTAAATGTAGCTGGTGGTCCGTTCCTATTAACGTTCTCCCCCATCTTGCTTATCCGGTCGGTACACTCATCGAGGTTCCTTTGAGCGTCTTCTAGCGGGTCAGTTTCACTAAGACGTATCTGCGCGTAGGCATAGGCTGCAACCGCTTCTGGGTCAGATATGATACAGATATCTGTCGTGTTCACGAGTGGACTGGTGTAAAAGCGATACCAGAGGGTGTAGACACCGTCATTCTTGGCTTTCAAGACATATCCCGTACCATGATCCCCCGTAATACAGAAATAGGCTCCAACGACGAGACCGTACATCTCAGGATATGTTGGAGTGTATTTTGCGTTACTGGAATCTCTCAGCTCCGAGATAGACTTGAAATCTGGAGCTGGGTTAGCAGTAGAAACGTTCAGGTTGCAGACTCCGCTTGCTACCGTCACCGACACTGACTTTGTCATGTCGAGCTGTTCCATACAATACTCTATCCCTCTGTTTATCCAATACTTACGGTTGTCGATACCAGAAGAAGGGACGGTCGTCTCCCCATATCGATAGGACAGGGAGAGGAGGAGGTCGTTAAATGTTGCTTTTGCGTAGGGCATAGTTTTTTATCTTAAGTTTTGCTTACCCCGATTTCTAAAAAATTCTTGAAGTTGCTGTCCGTCCATCATATCTTCTGTAAATTGCGGTTTAATTTTTGGGGGTCTCAAGTCTGGGTTTGGATTCATATAGGCAGGGCCAGGCATAGAGCCGGTGTGAGAAATCGCTGGCTCAACGAACATCCTGTCAAAAGGCTCAAAGCTGTTCCCACGTTTTTTCTTTGCGTTTGCCCCTATAGGGTAAGAAAGGTTGAAGTCAGGAATCTGCGCTTGAGGAACCTGAGGCATGGCATTGAAAGCGTCTTCACTCACGCTCCACATACCTGGCTGTATTTCTTGGTAGCCGTTCTGGGAAAGGAAGTCATTTATCATCTTCTGAGCGTCGTTTACTGGCCCCATGTCAGCGGTAGGCACATCAGTGATTATGTTGGACTTCGCGGCGACAGCACGCGCTATCTCTTCCACGTTTTGCTTCTCCATGGCACCTGTACCGGTATTCACAAAGACCGCGTCACCTTGTTCGAACTTTCCAGGGTTTATGCCCCCATCAAACATGCTCCGCATGGCTTCTTTCGGGTTTTCTACTTTATTGAAATTCACTTTAGGCTTCTGGAGGAAGTCTGGCATTTGATCTGTTGGTTTCACCAGCTTATGAGGCGAGGTGCTCCCAAGTCCAATGGCCTCTGAAAAAGCCCTTTCTGGCTCACCAAAGCTTGGTTGAACATCCCCTAACATATTCTCTGGGCTTCTCGGGCTAATCCTTTTCGGAGGGAAATTAGCTGGATTCACCGGATCCCAATGCCAAGGGTTTTTCTCTGGTAGAGAGTTCAAGGAAGGGCCGTACTCATCAATCCGTGGGGTAAAAGGTGAAGAACCGCGAAGGAAAGGGATATCCGCTGTACTCAGGTCGGGGCCAAAGACTGAGTTGTCTACAGCCTCCATTTGGCCACCCCTCATCTCCTGCATCGGACCAAAATCAGCCTTCGAGGGGAGTTCCGCTGACGGCATATGGTAGCTATCAGATTTGTGAAAAGTAGGCGCTCTTTCTGGGCGAGGAGCACCTCTCCGGAAGGTATTAAAAATATCTTTCGGTATGGTCTCACCCTCATACATTACCGTTCCTCCTTTCGGGCCTTTCGGGCGGGTAAACTGTTCTATGGTATTCATACCAGGGCGCATGCCCTTTGTGAGAGCTGCAAAACCAGCAAGGTCAGAACCAGCGAGGATGGTGTCCATCATAGGGTTCCCCATGGCCTTCCACATTGGATCACCACGGTCGACTCTATTGGCTGCTTCAGACTGGAAAGAGTTTATTCGTCCCAGCGGGGTATCGTAGAACTTCCCAGAGGCCTGCCCTGTACGGAGGGCGTTTGGAGCTTCTTTGGCAGAGATAAGAAAACGAGCCATATCGCGCGGAACAGCCTTAGCCGTCTCCTCTATCCCAGGATTAAACATTCCTTGATTGACAAACTCACGGAGGATATCTCGTTTCCTCACGTCTTTCGTCGGTTCAAAATATTGTCTTAATTTTTCGAGCATATTAGTCCCATGGATAGAAATCATTTTCTGACGTCACTTGGAGTTGCTTCCTCCCAAAGTTTATTGCATCCTCAGTCTCTGGCATAAAAAGGTCCATCTTCCTCATCCCAGCAAACCGTTCATGCATCATGTCCCTTACTTCATACTCACTTCCGTTGACATTAACCAGGCTCCCGTAAGGTATCATTGGGGTAATATCGCCCTCGCTCTTGCGGGGGACGGCAGCATACTTTATTCCGCGCATTGTTCCTGGGCGCATATCAAAAGACCGTGCTGCCTCCCAGGGGGCATCATCGGTCTCACTTTCACGCGGGCTATAGGCACTGACATCGTAGTCTTCTGGAAGCTCTGGACGGACGGGTTCTGATTGCAGTTGAGACGAAAAATCAGGATGTGATGTTCTTGTGAACGAAACAGTCTTTGACGGCATGATCCTATCGACCAGGTTTTCGAGTTTCTTAAACATTGGGCTTGTATGCCCCCAAGCTTTTTTTGGCTGCTCTTAGTTTTGTGAGCACCTTTATATAACCATTAAGTTTGTTGAATCGCTTGAAGAGCTCCAGGTTTTTAGACCCTATTTCTTCTTCGATTCCCTCAATAACCTTGCGGTAGTTATCGGTAGTGTTTTCGTACTCCCGATCAGTCATCTCCGCCCTGACAAACTTGTCTATGGCCGAGACTGACATCTTCACTGAAAAATCTTTGTAGATGTTGTGAGTATCAAAATATTCGTTGACGTACTTTTTCTTTCCTTCTGTTTCCCATGCCTCCAGGTTATTCTTGAACTCCCTGTCGAGAGGAGTATCAGTCGTTGAGGAATAGCTGTTTGGGTCAGAGGGTGTTTCGGTTGGTACAGGTTCTGGCGACTCGTCAGGGGTTCTGAAAACTTCACTCATACCAGTCTCGCTATTTTTATTATATCGTCTTCTTTCAAATCTGGAAAGGTTGGCAAATAAAGTATCTTCTCCGACCAGTGGTAAGCGTTCAGACGTTTGTATTTCGGATTGTAATACATCGGTTGCATACTCATCGGCTTGAACCCAAGGCGACTTTCTATTCCGTTCGCTTCAAGGCGAGCCTTTGTGGCTGCCTGGGTCTTGGTTTTAATATCGTACATCCAAACGACCTCTCTCTTTGGCATCAGGACATGCGGATCCAAAAAGGCGTCGTACAAGAATTCAACTTCTTTTCTCTTTTTTAAAAGATACTGTATCCGTTCTACTTGAGCGAGTCCAATGGCCGCTTGGATATTGGTCATCCGGAAGTTATATCCAATCTTAGGATGCAACATACTGCGCTCTTTGTCAAAGTACATGTTGCTATATCGACGAGCTTCTTCTGCGAGTGCTTCATCGTTCGTCAGCACCATCCCCCCCTCCCCTGTCGTGAGAATCTTGTTCCCGTAGAAACTGAAGCAAGCCAACGTGCCTTGTGGTAGTATCCCGTGGGCCTCTGCCATGTCGTCGATGACGGGAATCTTCATATCGTATATCCTCGAGTCGAGTGGCCTCCCATATATCGGTACCCCGATTATCGCCTTTGTCTTTTCGGTGAGACATATTTTATCGACATCTATATTGAGGTCGTTTTTGCAATCAACGAACACTGGTGTAGCCCCAGTATATGTTACCGCCCAGGCCGTTGCAATCATCGTATATTCAGGAACGATGACTTCATCTCCGCTCCCAATACCAAGAGCTTTGAGAGCAAGGAAGAGAGCGCTGGTCCCAGAGTTACAGGCGACAGCATAGGCGTAGCCATTATAGTCAGCCCAGGCCTTTTCAAATTTTTGAATGTACTCACCAACGCCGATATCACTTTTTTCTACCGCGTCAGCAATATATTTTTTTTCGAGATTTGTTATGCTTGGTTTTGAACAGTGAATCATATGAGTGGCGTTGCCAATTTAAAAGTATCTTTTTCATAATTTTCTCCGATTCTTTTCCCGAAACAGATGGAAATCATTTCAGAATCTGTGAGTGCTTTATAAGCATGTTTTGTCCACGGCCAATGAAACTTTGTATCCATTCCATACATCTTCCTTGCTCGCTTGAAAAATAGTCCTTTTGTGACACACTCTAGTATTCCATGAATAACTATATCGAACTGAACAGTATCTTTGTGATAGTGGTTTCCTCTCACTGCTCCTTTCTTAAAAGAGATATAGGTAACCGACCAGTCCTGGCCCTCCTTGAGGTCCTCGATTGTTCCGCGGTAATCAGTAAATGTTTTCATATTACTTTTAGTGTTGGTAGTGGTATTATCCATGTTCCCTCGTATGCCCTATTGTTATCCATTATCTCATTTGCGAAATTCCAAGCCAGGATGAGACAAAAATCCGGCTGTCTTTCAATCAGCGCTTCATCTGATAGCACTTCGATGAATGTCCCTGGTGTAAATCTTCCCTGCTTCAGCCTTGATTTATCAGTAGCAAAAGAAATGAATCTTCCTATTCCTGAGTAGTTGAGAAGGGTGTTTCCTTTCGCTGGCGTCGAGACAACAGCAATGGTTCTTCCTCGGCTATTCAGCTCCAAGCAAAGGTCTAAGAGAGCGTTCATTTCATCTTTGAAACATTGGGCCACTGATTCCAGTTTCTTGAATGTCCACGTCTCAGAGGCGAGCATATCCTTCACAGCGGCGGTTACCTCTCTCTGTCCTTTTCGTGCGATGTAGACTCGGAAGACTCCTCCATGAAGAGGTCGTTCTTCGACATCGAATACTTCCATACCGTGCTTCTCTAAGAAGGGGACAATGGGTTTGAGGCTTAGATAAGACAAATGTTGATGGTACACGGTGTCCATCTCACACCCTTTGAGAAACTCTCCAAAGTAAGGAGACTCAAAAACGAACACCCCATCTCCTTTCAGCATTGTTTTTACTCCAACCATAAAATCATCGAGATCATGGACATGCGCGAAGACGTTTGTGCCTAAGACCAAATCCACCGTCATCTCTTTGAAGTGCTTGCTGGCATTTTCTGCTGTAAAGAATTCCTGGATAGTTGATACCCCTCTGTCCATGGCTATCTGCGTGGCCTCTGGTGTTGGGTCAAACCCCATAACCTGATGCCCTACAAACTTAGTAAGGAGCGTCCCATCATTCGACCCGATGTCGACAATGAAAGAATCTTTTTTTAGACCAACTTTCTTTGAGACGGTTTCGGCAAACTCAGCCCAATGGTTTTGGGCTGTTTTGGTGATAGAAGATTCGTAGAGATAATCCTTCAGATACAATTCTTCTTTCGCCACTATCCATGTCAGCTGGTTGAGTCCACAGTCCTGACACTCTGATACCCCAAGTGGGTATATCATCTCTGGTTCGATTTCTTTATGAAAATGATCAGAGTGTGGGTGCATCCCTAAATCTAACCACTGCTTGAGACTTGTTCCCTGACACATGCGACAACGAGTTGCTTTCATAGAGTTGCGTTATACATTATTTTAGCGAGTTCTTTCGCTTTGACCTTTGCTCTCCAGCCGAGTATCCTTGTGGCTTTCTTCGTGTCACCGATGAGTACGGGTACATCTACTGGCCGGATATAATCTTTATCGAGAATTATTTTTATCGGATGGCCACACGCCTCTTCCACATAGTGGACGAAGTCCTCAACCGAATGGCTCTCACCGGTAGCGATAACATAATCATCTGGCACTGGCTTCTGAAGCATTTTCCACATGGCCTCTACATAATCAACCGCGTAGCCCCAGTCACGTCGAGCGTCTATGTTTCCGAGATGGACTTCTCCAAATTCTGCGGACTGAACAATTTTCTGGGTGACAAAATTCACGCCTCTGCGTTCACTCTCGTGATTGAAAAGAATCCCGTTACAGATAAACATGCCATACGCGTCTCGATAGTTTTTTCCTATCTGGTAGGCATAGAGCTTCGCGGTCCCGTAAGGAGAGACTGGGTTCATGCGTGAATCCTCTTTGTACGGTCTATTACTCAGGCCATCGAAGAGCTCCGAAGTAGAGGCCTGATAAATCTTTGGCTTCATGCCGAGTACCCTGATAGATTCGAGAAGGTTCAAGAATCCTGTACCCGTTGTTTGTGCGGTATACAGTGGTGTCTCCCAGCTTACCTGAACGTGTGACTGCGCAGCGAGATTGTATACCTCGTCAGGCTTACTTGCTTTCAATGCCCACAGAAGAGAGAAGGGATCTGTCATGTCTCCGTAGTGGAGCTTGATATCGAGCCCTTCAATTCTTTCTCGGTTAAAAGTAGAGGCTCGGCGAACGAGACCATGCACCTCGTACCCCTTAGAAAGAAGGAGCTCGGCCAGGTGACTGCCGTCCATGCCATTCACACCAGTGATCAGGGCTACTTTAGTTTTTCCCATAGCGTTACATGTTGCTGACAATATGATTCCCAGGTCATATCTTCTGCGGGATTAAAACTCAGTTTGTCAAAAATAGCATTGAGCTCTTCTTGGGTATCAAACGGATGAGCAATATTGAGCTCTGCGTGGAAGCCCTCCATCGGAGCAATACACGGTATGCCAGCATTGGTGGCATCGAGAATCCCCATTGAACCCTCATCTTTCCCGAAATACAGACAGTAGTCAGAGAGGTCGAGTATTTGCTTATAATGCTTTTCCTCGAATTCTCTGCTGTATTGGCCCTGGAAATCCAGTCCAGCAAACGGGGAAATGATTGGCTCCCAGTCTTTCCCCATAACAAGAAAGACGAATTTAGTCCTGTCGATATGATTGAGAAGCGCTGCGAACATCTGTTCTCGTTTGCATCCATTCGGATAGACGTTTGTGAGGATACTGACTATTCGTGGACGTCTTTGCCACCCATCATGGGCGGGGAGAACGGTGGCAAGATTCTTGATTTTTTTCTTTCTCAAAGCCGCCTCTGTCTGATGAGAGAAACAAATGCCAAGATCAGCTGTTTCCATCCCTTTTTTTAGGCTCGCAAGCTTCGCTTCATCAGTGATATGTGTCACCTGCAGGGTGTTCTTTCCAGGCATATGCACATAGGACTGATAGTTGATGTGATGATTTATCCAGCCCTTCTTTGGTTTCGTGCTGACAAGAACCGTATGACCCAGTTCCTTCAACCCACGCTCCATACGATAGGCATATTTCGAGAGAATACCGTCGTATCCCAGGGCTTCTTCGTAATTGACGAGGTTTATTTTCATAGCTTATGATTAATCATCTTAAAATACGGGTGGTTCCAGGCCCCACAAGGGGTGATTTGATGGATTTCTTCCAGTGGGAAGGCAATGGGGAAGCTCATTTGGTCTCTCACCCCGTAACGACAGTAGTCAGCCCACCACTTTTCATTCAATTCATTGATACGCGGCGTGTGTTTTCGGACAATAACCCCACATTCAGAAAGGCCTGAGTGATTTTCTACCCCTTGTTTGGCATAAGCCATAGTCTGTTCAAAGAGAATCTCTGGTTTTTCTTTCCCCAGGGCGATACAGGCGTCTCGTTCTTGATACACGTCGTCCCTACCAGCGTGCTTGAAGACAGCGATGTCTTTACCCGTTTTTGTCAGAAACTCGTCAATGAGCGTCTGCGGGGGGACCATTAATTCGATATTGGCGTCGAGGTAGATGGAATACTCTGTGTCCATATACTTGTGAGGCATGATTTTCTGGATTCTGGAGTTTCTGCGGTCATCGGTAAACAGGGTACAAGGAGGCTGTACGTTCCATGTCTTACTCTGATGGTTGCTGTAAGCGATTAAATGAGCCCCAGTGGCCTTCTGACCCTCATTGAGGGCATCGATACCACCCACGAGCGCAGTGTACACTGTGACCTCTTTTTTCATGTATAAATCGAATACCTTTTCGTACAGAGGGAGCTGTTTATCGATAGTATATTTCTCCAAAACTTCTGCCTTGGCTGCTTTCCCGATTTCTTTGCGCTTTTCTTCGTTTTCGATGAGCCAAGAGAGGTATTTTACCCACTGTCCGGTACCGAGAGCGAGATAGCCTGTCTTATAGTTCTTCACGCTCTCCTTGTAGGGCGTGACAGAAGACAAAACCATCGGGGTTTCCAGCATGGAGTGTTCCAGCCACTTGATATTTGACTTGCAGCGGTTAAAGTAGGAATCCATGAGTGGGGCGACCGCAATATCCAGGTCCATATCAGCCAAAAACTGTGGATATTCTGCGTATCCCATAGTGGGGCGGTGGTGGAACTCTCGTTCACCCCGTGATGAATCTTTATCGACAAAACCCGCCAGGTGTATTTCTACCTGCGGGTATTTCTTCAGAATCTCATCGAACGCATCGTTCACGATATGGGTATCAGCCATATGAGACCCTGAACCCATCCAACCAATTCTAATCTTTCCGTCCGTCCTTATCGGTCGTTTCACCTCCCAGATGGCAGGATCAATAGCGTTCGGGATAACGGTTATCTTCTTGCCCGTATGGGCGAGTGATTCTTTCAGCAGTTCTGTCGATACAACGAGATGGTCAGCAATCTCAATCATGTATCGAATCATGGGCTCTTTCTCTTTCAACTTGTCGTACAAGGGATGGGCCTTATTTTGCGTAAAGGGCTCATCATCAATATCCAAAATAATTTTAGAATCAGTGAAGTGCTTCGCCGTGTCGATATAGACATGCATCCCGCTGTTATCCACGAGCTTCCAAAACCAAACATCTCCCTTTTTCCCAAGCTGAGCGGCATTGTGCATGGCAATCTCTGGCTCCCCACCAAGAATAATCCTCCCGTACGTTTTCCATCCCAGTTTGCTGAGAGGATTGATAACCCGATACCAACCAATGGCTCCAAAACTTTTCGAGCCGTCTGGTCTCAGCCAGTCGGTATAGAATCCGGCCACCCTCGATTTCCCCCTAGCCATAGTGTTTTATATTAGATGCTATCGTTTCGTTTTCTTGTTTTTTCTTTTCAAGCGTTTGAATATGAGGAGTATTTTTTATGACGAGGTTCCAATTCCTCAGCATGTGTTCCCTATCAAAAAACATAGGCTGTATGTTTCCCTCAAGCGTCTTGTAGTGTTCGTGTGGGCTCCCGAGCATCTTCCTCGGTGCCGTCATAATGTGGTGACCTTTATAACGGATGGAAAGAATATCTGGTCTCCTGGTCCACACATTATTTATCATAGCAAACACCGGTACAACCGTAAATCCATATTCCTTCACGAGTGGCATGAGACGGTTCATAGCTTGACTAAAATATCGCGCTGTTCGATGACCAGGAAGCGATTCTTCTTGGTTTGCAGCGATTCAATTTCAGACCCTCCCCACGGATTCACCAAAACACGGTCACCTTTCTCTAGACCGTTTGTGTTCGAGTAAAAGACGACCCCTTCGTTAGAAAATCCTCTGTAGACTTCTTGCTTCTTTCCATCGACAACCTCTTTTGCGTAGTGACATTCCGCCTTAAAGACGATGCCAGGGATAACCATTTCCATAATTGTCTTCGCTCCTCAGGCCAGCCGGAGCGAACTGGTGGCCCGAGGACAATTAATTGCTTAAATTAATGTCTATATGCTCTTCACGTTGATCAGCCAAAGTTTGTTGGCGACAACAACGGTCCAGGCATCAACCTTCCAAGACAGAGTGCTGTACATATCCAATGGGTTGGATGTGTCGCTCGCACCAGGAGTCTTCAGGACGATACGCGGGTTCGCGGAACCGATGGCAACTTCTTTCACTGCGCCCTTACCACAAAAGAGGTTCGAGTAAGCGGTAAAAGTGCCAAGAGAACCGGCTGTTTCCGAATACATGTTGTTTGATTCCATGAGGTCGAATCCAGCAATACGCTTGATAGCCTGATCCTTGATTTGGCCAGTCTCTGTCGAGCTGACAGCGAGGTTAATCGAGGTAAAGGCTCCAGTAGCGGTGTCACCCAAAAGCTCATAATAAGCCTGTGAACTGACCACACCACGGTAGGCGCCTCCTTTGTTCAAAGAACCAACTGGGGCCTCAAACTTAGGAGCTTTGTTTTTCTTCAGCGTCAGTGCGACGAAACGGAGGTCGGCAACATCCAACATGTCTGTTGCGGCGAGAGCCGTCATCGCGTTCGCTGAGTTGACGAGGGCCTGATTGGCAAACTGAGTGGTTGCACCGGCTACCATCACATAGAGACGGATGAGGTCCAACTTTTCAGCTGCGAACTGTCCAAACGTCGACACTTTCTCTTTCAAACCAGCATCGATGCCAGTCAGTTGGAAGAAGGTCGAGTGCTGGGTGGTGTCACCATAGATGGCGACGGTTGCAGATACCGTTTCAGAGGTAAATGCGACTCCAGTAGGAGTGACTCCTTCAGTCAGTGCGGCTGTGTTCGGTGTGAACGCAGTTGTACGAGTGAAATACATCACTTTACCAGAGTTGGCGGGGAAATCTTCTTTATCAGTGAGGAAATCGTAGGTCGTTTCCAACATGCTTCTTTCGAGGAAAACCTTGTTGTAAAGAATCTGCATTTCCGGACTGAGGGTTGAGGTTGTATTTTGTGCCTGCGGCATATTTTTTTAAGGCAACGACAACTAACGTGTACGGAGAACTGCTTCAATTTCAGCTGCCGTCATGTTTTTCATGTCTTCTAACGTCACAGACGGTTTAATGTCCCCCCTTGAGACGCCAGTCGCCTGTGTTTTTTGCTTAACTTCGGTTTGACGATAAGCATCCTCTCGGCCTTGATTGATGGCTCTTCCGAAATATTTATCGGCTATTTGATCCCACGTTTTGTCGCGGCCGACGGTGAAACCAATTTCTTTTATCTCGTCTCGGAATTCAGAGTATTGTGGTTTGTCTTTTAGAAACTCCGTCAGTTTCGTCTCTTCTTCCTTTATCAACAGCTGTTGTTCCAACCGCTGCACCTTATCATAGACTGCAGCGACCGGATTGGCAGCGATTTGTCGTTGACGAGAATTTTCAGCCTGTTCGCGTGTTATTTGTTCCATGCGTTCGGTTGTGAGACCGTACTGCTGACTCAGTTGATCGGCTAACTTCGCTTTTTGGCCAAGTTGACCCTTATACCTGTCAGCTTCTTGAACAATTTGAAACATTTGTTCAGGCGTCTTTCCTTTGAACCTATCATCAGTGTCCCAGGGATGCGCTTCCACCTCAGCTTCCGCAGCTCCATCGTCAATGGTGGCCGCTTCTTCTGTGGCTTGGGTCTCGATGCCATCAGATTGTCCCGAAGCAGCAGTGACGTCAGCTGCTTCTTGAGGGTCTGGTGCTTCCCCGTTTTCAAGATTGTCCATATTTTTTGCTTTGCTTACTTTCTTATACTGCTTGAGCAGGCATCGACCTTCACTACTCTTTAGGGCTGGTAGTAGGGGGGACTACCAGTCCAAAAGAAGCGTTAAAGTTTGTTCAAATCATTGCGAATAAACCGTGCTTTTGTCTCCACTTCGTCCATTATCTGAAAAATACGGGTAATCCCTTCGTGTAAACCGTGATTATAGCGCAATTCGTCCATGTTTTTGCAATCGTAGGCTTTTTTCAGCTCCTTATCCTGGGCATGGAGAGGGGAAGCAAAGTATTTTTGAAATAATTGCCCCTCTACCATGCTTTTTACATCAAGAAGTTCTGAGAGTTCTCTCTCGAGGCCTTCTCTTCGTAGTTTACTAGATTCTAGGCTGTTGTGAGCCATAAGTTGCTTGACTTATACCGTCTGCTGAGGGTGTTTGATTCATTTCTGGGAGAGCGTTTCCGTCTACGGGTCCAGCTGCTCCTTGCTGTCCGGTCGGCTGGATGGGCTGTCCGGTATTGGGGTCAATAGTCTGCTCCGGCTGCTGTATGTCAGGGATAAGCTCTTTGACGTTAGAAATGCCTCTCATCCTGGCAATAGCCTGGGCAAAAGTACGCTGTTCTTGTGGCGCCATGCCTGGAGAGACCAAATTGTAGAGGTCAAGCATTTGTTTTGCCAAAATATCCTTGTTGGCAGCCTCGACCGTGTCTCCGGTGACCTTGGCATCAAATTGAAGATTATCACGGACACTTAAGAGGAGCTCAAAAATGGCCTGTCTTTCCACTTCTGGGAAGATTTTCATAATCTCCTGGTCTACCGACTGAAGATTTGCCAGTTCCATCTTCAGGGTCATCCATCCTACCCGTGCCATAGCGGATTTCAGGCGCTTTCTTACGAGGTCAAAGCGATTAGAAACGTTTGACTGGGCTAATTGGTCCTGACCAAAGGTGCGGGAGCTTGGTGAACCCTGAATGAGGTCCGTTGCTCCAGAAGCGCGCTTATGTTCCTGGCTAATAAGGTCAAGCATCTGGAACCCAGACTGCTTTAAGTCTGATTGCTCAATCCACTCTGCTTCGTCCTTTGTGGCACGAATGGTCCCGCCTGGACGGGCAAGCAAATCCTGTGGATTGACGCGCGAACCTGGATCAATACGCCACATCTTGTTCACGACAATCTTCAGGTTCAGCATGATCAGGTTAAAGAGGTCGTAGTACATCTCTTGTAGCCCCAGGGTGTTCTGACCGATGCCCTTACCGTTACAACGGTTTGGGATAACCTCGTTCTCATAGACAAACTTCACATAAGGAATGACTCCGTATGGGTTTGGTTCGTCACGCAAGACAATGCCCTCACCGCTATCAGCCACCGTGATGACTGATTCGTTTGTCCAGCGCTCGTAGATGTCAATGACCTGGAATTCATCTTCCATGGATTTTACGTCATCGAGATCTGTTTGGTCCATAACGTCAGACCCGTAGGCAGAGTGCTTCGATTTCTTCGTGGCCTTGATGGTCAGACTATTATCGTTATACGAAGGATTCTTTTTAATCTCTGCGATAGTCATGCTAATGCGTTCAATAACGCTCACCTGATCTTCGGTGTCTGAAATGAGTGGGTTCTGGTAAATGTCCAAAATGTTTGGCACAGAATAGACAGGACGGTCGATAATGATTTTCCCTTGCTCAAAACGCCAGGCACACTTCAAAAGCGAGGTCCCGAGACCACAGCCCTGTGTCACCCAACCCAAGGAGATCTCATAAAACCGAGGATTCTTTTCGATACGGTACGAGAGGATCTTATCCAAAATAAAGGATATTTCTTTGTCCTCGTCTCCGACGAGCATCACTTCCATTTCTGGTTCCCCAGAATAGATAAAAGGAACGACAAAAGAAACCTCTGTGCGCATCTTTGGAATAAACTCAGGGGATTCCCACGGATAGACATTCTCTGAAAGCTCGCCGTTCATGGCTTTCCAAATCTCGAGAATATCTTTTCTCCAGGCCGTGGTAGAAGATTCATAGACCTTCTTCTCTCGCATGACTAAAGCGGCACTTTTCTTTTCTTTTTCTTTCACCGTTTCTTTCTCTTCTCTGGCTTCAACTCTTTCTGGCTCTTGCTCTGGTACGATAGGCAGTCCCGTAGGTTGCATAGTATGGGTCTAAATTAGAGGGATTATACGGCACGGCAGCCATGGTAGTTATATATGCGAGAGCATCTATCAGGTCATCGTGCTGTCCCCGAGGAAACGTTGTTAATTCATCAATGAGATCGTCCTGTCCTTTTTTGAAAAACATAGCCGATGCTTCGTAACGAGGAAGAAGCGCTTCTATTCTTAGGGCTTTTGATTTCCCTAAGTCTTTTAATTCTTCGACCGTGAAGAACTCATTCCTCCGTCGCATCTCTTCGTCGAGTGTCGGCTTCAAAGTATACAAATAGCTGCGCTGCTCTATGCCGACCTTCAGGGGTTGGTAGAATTTTTTGAGATCAAACAACTTTTCGATGAGAGATTTCTCATCTCCTTTGAATCGCTCTGCGTTTAGAATATACCATCTGTTGTCAGAGTCAACTCCGGCAATAACAATACCAGTAAAGTCCGCCGTCTTTTCCATACTGTAGGCACGGTCCACAGCCATGTAGACGTTTAACTGTTTGCCTTCTTGCTCTTTTGGATCAAAGAACTTTATCTTTTCGAATTTGAATTTTCGGAACTCATCAGAGACTGGGTCGTTCATGTATTCCTGGTAGTACAAGAATCCCTGACCCTCCCGCATGTAGTTCGCCTTTATTTCTTCTAACTGTTTCAGATTCAAATGTTCTGGCCACAAGGCCTGACCGTCCATAACCGCTCTCCAGATTCTCTTCGTCCATGTCGGATAACGCTTTTCGTCAATCAAATTATTGAGCAAGGAATCATAGTGGAGAATGGTACCAATAACGACCACTTTCCCTTCTGGAGCGAGGGAAGGAATGAGCGCCCCGCTAAACCACCTGGAAAGCTTTTCCCTGCGGTCCTTCGACTCTACCATCTCATCGTTCTCCAAATCATCACAGATCACCATGTCTGGACGGAAGTTACGGTATTTCAGCCCTCTGACCTTCATATTGGCCCCTAAGGCCTTTACCATGACATCCCCAACCACAATCTCCTCCTCAGACCATTTATCCGTTACCAGGTTCCCATAGAAGGCAATCAGTCTGTCATTCCCCTCAAACTCAGCTTTTAAGGTTTCAAGGAACAACGTGGACTGGGAATAGGTATCAGAAATAAGGAGAGCGAACTTCGTTTGTTTATTGACTATCAACCAGGAAAGGTAGATAAGATCGAAAATGGTGCTCTTGGCATGCCCTCTTGGAGCAGCAATGGCAATTCTTGTTCCCCCTGTCTTTAGAATGGAATAGAGGTCTTTATGAAACTTCGGGGTAGCTAAGGTCAGATGATGGCCATAGAAGAACTGAGCAAAGAGTTCTATGTCTTTTTGAAATATTTTTTTAAGTACAGCCACTTTCTCTTTTGAAGTGGATTCTTCTTTAACAACCATATTACAAAGTTTCCAATACTTTTAAGACATTGTGCAGACATGGGTTACTATCCATACTACTACACGACAGAATCACCCTTGTGTCCACCGCATGTTGAGAGAACACATCACCTCTCGAAACAATGTACCTCTTCAAAAAAAAGACTGTGTCTCTAAGGAGAAATAATTACGGTTGGTCCTAAGGTATGTATAGTTAGTATGTATAGTTATTTCAAGGATGCTTCTCTATTCCTTATCCTATAACATAATACTCTTCCTCGTGGTTTTAACGTCCTAACTTGAAGGATCTTACTATCCGCTTAAACTCCTCGTCTGTTATATCAATATTGAGGTTTATACCCTTAGAAAGGACTTCCGTTCTCTCTGTGAAGCCTTCGTCCTTTCCGAGAGTCTTCAGGGTGAATTTTACCATATCGCTTGCTACGCGCTTATCAGCCTTCTCGTCGATGAACTGCTCAAGACGATTCTTTGCTTTGGCAACTACACGGTCCTTATACGCTAGCTGTTCTGATAGCCACTTTGGCATCTGAGCAGTTATGTTTTGAGCGTACTCTTCCCTGTAACCACAAGCGAGGGCAGAACGATAAGCATTAAGATAGGTCTCACTCTCTGGACCGTAATAGTTCACAAGGAACATCTGCTGTCGTCGATCTAAATGTTTTTTACCAGCCATGCCCTTATTATACAGTTTCTGGTGACTCTTGTAAAGGTTGCACTCGTATCGGAATACTCGTCTTTGTCTTGCAGGGACGTTGGTGCCATTGGTCTGTGCCGAGGGGGGGACTCTGATGAGCCCCCTCGTCACGTTGACTTGAGGCTTTTTAACATTATTAGTTGCTTCTTCACTCGAAAGAGAGTTGTGAGCGACTTCAACACTATGGCAGCAGTAAACGACGCAGTAGCAGTAGCAGAAACAGTAGCAGTAGCAACAGAGCAGAAGTTCTTAAACATCAGCTTAGCGATGTTTGATAATCGCAATATGCGTACAGGCCGCAGGGATCCAAACTTCCTTGTTAAATTCAAGATAGAGGGTGAAACAGACCCTACCAAGAAATGGATTACAGTGGGCAGTGCTTGGAAGCATGAGAAAGCAACCACGCTTAATCTTGACATCCCTAAATTGCGCCTACTCATAAACTAATTAGTTGGGGGTCGTTAACCTGTTCTTAGCCAGAGCTAAGCGGCCCCCTCCCTTATCAATATAAATATGTACTTTGCAATAGTAGTTATAGTAGCGTTCTATTACGTCTTCGTTTATCTTCCAATAGTATGAGAGAAACTATCTTCACTTGGAAAGGCACAGCGAAAGAGTGGCAGGAAAGAACTGGAACCCCTGGGCGAAAGAGTGGCAAAAAAGAACTGGAGCCCCTAGGAGGGGAAGAGTTCACGGGCCAGGAGACAGTCAAATAATCGAACCAAATCATCAAATATGAAAAATGAAACAAGACTCGGTCGCATGTCACAATCAGAGCTCCTCGCACTGATTTTTCTTATTGAACGAGCCAAGCCTGAGCTAAATAAGCGGATCAGCATTACCTTAGAGAAAAGGAAAAACGACTACTACGTTATCCGTAAGCCATTAACAGAATAAATCGTATGCCAAACTACAAAGTAGGAGACGTCCTCAAGCCTATCAATGGAAGTGTGTGTGGTACATACCACAGTAAACAAAATGCCGTTGCCATAAGCATTACCAACATCGATTCAGAGGGTGATTATGGCTATAAAATTCTCACCAAAGAAGGAGCTGTATTAAGTGGCTGTTCCAGTTGCTTCAAAGACGAAAACCTCACTCCTGTATTTAAAACTCTCAACACTCTCCAGGTTGGTGATTATGTGAAAGACGAAGACGGAGATTACAAAAGAGTTCTCGCTGTCCTCAATCGAGGTGACGAAGACGGGCTCTGTGTGTATGTGATGTCAACTTATGGCGAGAAGGATTCAGAAAATACGAGTATATCTGATGGCGTGTGGAACGTCCTTGAGCTTAAAAAATATGGCTACTCAATCGAAGACCCCACACCCGAAACAGTAGAAGAACTCACAATGGAAGAGGTATGTAAAGCTCTCGGCCGTGTGGTGAAGATTAAAAAATAACTAAAAATCACTAATAATATGCCAAACTACAAAGTAGGAGACGTCCTCAAGCCTATCGATGGAAGCGTGTGTGTTACATACGAAGAACAAAATGCCGTTGCCATCAGAATCACCAATATCAATTCGGATGGTAATTATTTCTACGTCATTCTCAGCAAGGAAGGAACTGTATTAGGTGGTTGTTCCCATTGTTTCAAAGACAACAACCTCACTCTCGTAGCCAAAACTCTCAACACTCTCCAGATCGGTGATTATATCCAAGACGAAGGAGGAGATTACAGAAGGGTCCTCGCTGTACTTAGCAGAAGCGACGAAGACGGGCTCTGCGTGTATGTGCTGTCAGGTGATGGCAAAAAGTATTCGGACAATATAGCGAAAGCATATAGTACATGGACTGTTTATGACTTAAAAAGACTTGGCTACTCAATCGAAGAACCCACACCTGAAATAGCAGAAAATACCGAAGCACAAATCGCAGCAGAGAAGCGCATCCTCCTGGAAGAAATCATCGCCACAATCAGAAAATCAGAACTCGATGGTGAAGATGTAGGGGCAATCCTCTCGATGATTCAAGATATGAAAAAACGAGTATAAACGAAGATAACCCTAAATAACCCTATGGACTACAACACATATATCTGGGAGTCAGATCTCGACACCCTGATAGAGGAAAGAACAGAATTCAAGCACAACAGCACTGAGTTTGAATACGCTGTCGATATCCTCGTCGTAAAAGATTTCATCCATGAACTCTTGCAAAGGCAGGAGGCCCTGGTGAGTCAAATACGCGAATCAGAATTAAAATAATCCTATGAAACAAAAGTGGGAGAGATTGACAGCAGCGAATCTTAGAGACAATGCCAATGTAAAAACAAACACTCGTTCCAGGATAGTCGTAACAGGAAAAATCACAGACCGAACAAGCCATGGCAACTACTCCTCCAGGATAACAAAAGCATACAGGCTGCACCTAAGGGGTAATTTTAAATATCAATTAGAGGAAAACGCAGAAAATGAAGCAGAGGATGGAACAGCTAGAACAGAAGACCCAACCTACAAAGAAGAAAGCTACGAGTGGGACGTATACCTGAAAGAAGGGGATTGGAAAAGAATAAACTTTCGTGGTGTACCACTCTGGATAGAAAAAACACAAGAAAGAAAATTCCAATGCTTCAAGTGTAAAAAAGCAGCAGCGCCGTACAAAAACGCAATATGTAAATCATGTAATCAGCTAGCATTTTGACTATGGACAAATTTTACGACCACTTCAAATTCGGACTAGAGTTCGAGATGGAAACACCGCCAAACAGCCTAAATCTAGACAGCACTTACGGCAACATGAGAGTAGTAAGAGACGGAAGCATCAACAGAGTAGCGGGTGGACACTGCTTTGAAATCATCTGTGCAGAACCACTCACAACCAAAGACGAGGAAACAGCCTTCCTCGACACAATGAAAAGCCTTATCCCAGTCTTTCAAAGTCAATCAGGTGAAGAAGTATTTGCATATCACAACTTGTCATGTGGAACCCATTATCACTGGTCATTCAAAAACCATAAGGATGCCATGCTCTGGGTATACGACACAATAGACTTTGAAAAATTCTTCTACACCGAATATGTAAAAGAGTTCCGAACAGAAAAATTCCTTTCTCGTATCAACACCAACTTCTGCAAAGCGCCTACCCTATCAGACGCAGCCAAAGGGGCAGAAACAAAGCCCCATGAAGTCAGAGCAAGCTTAAATAAGCTCACCATGGCTGGATTCGCACAAGAATATGCCAAAACCTCACGTTATCGCTGGCTCAACATGCAGTCCGTAGTAGAAGGAACAGGAGCTGAGATACGAATATTCCCATTCCTCCAAACACATGCTGGCGTAAACCAAGTAACAAAGTTCATGAAGCGAATACTGCTTGAATTCTATCTCAACCCAAGTACCCAAGAAAAAATAAAGCTCATGGAATTCTACAGTGCCAATATAGAAGGAAAGCCCCTAAAATTTCATCTCTTAAATGAAATGAAAAGACTAGCGTACGAAATACTGGTAACAAAAACAGTCAACGACACATCCCTTGCAATGCTTTCAGGCGAGCTTCGTATTCTTCTCGCTCGCTGGGTCAAAAAGCAACCAAACCTAATCAAACAAGAAAAAGCTTCCTAATATGTGCGAAATACTCGTTACCAAACATAACAACAGGGGGATTCAATTTGCAGAAGAAAAAATCCACGCTGCCCTCACTGCTAACAGCGACGGTGCAGGCTATGTCGTCTTTGAAAAAGTAAAGAACGACAAATATGAAATTATCGAAACAAAGCTGTTCAAGCCAGTAGTGAAAGCACGGTGGACATACCAGCTCGGAGACAAAACAAATAACAAAGACACAAAAAAGCCCTACACTGCTTGGGACTTTGACCTCATAACCAAAACCATCATCCTCTCAAACGATAGTGACCAGTCAATCTTTGTCTACCCTAAATCAGTTGAAGATGCCTTCTTAGGAAGCGCAACAGAGCTAGAAATACAAGAAGCCATTGAAAAATGGCTGGATATGACAAAAATAAGTTACGACTTCTCTACAGGTACAAAAGACAAAGAAGAAGAAGAAGAAGACGACGACTCAATCGACAATATTTCTGAGAAATTTTTCTTGAAACAAGCACGCTTGAAAAAGAACCAGCTGATGATAATGCACTTCCGCCTGGCGACATCAGGACGAACACATGAATTCACCCAGCCAATCATCAATGAAACGTTCCTCACTATCCACAATGGCGTTTTCTCAGCGCTTGGAACACCACTCCAATCAGATACAGCAAAATTCAGTGAAAACCTTGAAAAGCTGTACAACATTACCAATATAAAAACGCCGAAAGAAGAAAACACACTCATAGAGACACTGCTTGATATGACAGAAGGATACTATTCTGCTTTCTTCTACTCTTTCAAGACCAAAAGTCTCTTCTACTTCAAACACGGAGCCTCATTCTACTCGTTCAATAACAAACTCCTCTACTCTACCAGGGCTGAAAGATTCCCCCTCAGTTCAGAAGAGGCCAATAAATTCATTTAATATTCAGCCATGAAAAAGAATAGAAAGGTGGTGATAATATGAAAACAACGTACGACAAAGAAACAGGGCTAAGGACGTGGGGCTTGTCAGCATGGTATGAAAAAGCAATATACCTTTTTGGCTGGTTCTACACAATCATCATGGCAGTGTGGTTCCTCGTAGGAGTAGCAGCAACAGTAGAAGTTTAATCGTAAAATATAATCATATGTCAGTAGTAAACACCGAAGCCATCTTGAAGCTCGTAGACGTCATGAACGAATTGAAGGACTCTATCGACCCAGCATACGGAAAGATTGCCATTGTCATGAAGAAAGGGCCAGCTGATAACGCCGAATGTGTGCGTTATTTCATTCAGAAGCGAGCCATCATGACTGTTGATGGTATCGAGCGCTGGGCATATGTAGCCCGTGAGTCTAAATAATGCATGTAATCAGCCTGCATGGCAGTTTACAAATATCGGATCCTGATTATGAGCTCTTGACCGATATGTTTGAACACTACCTTCAAAATACAATGTTTTCTTCTCAATTTGTCTGCATGAGCAATGAATATGGAGATATTCTTATCACAGATGATATGATAGAAACTCTTGGAGATAAACTCCGAGAAGGTAAGCTTTCAAATGAACAAGCTCAATTAGTAACCAATATAATTGAACTCAGGCAAAACAATTATCTAAGCATTAATACAACTGAATAAAAAAGAAACAGCGGGCCTAATAAGCCCGCTTTTTTTATGTCCGGCCCGCTGTGGGGCGGTCAAATAATCGGATTAGAAATTTTCTATAGTCACGGAGGGTGGCACCTCCGACCTCGCTGGCAAAGCCTAGCAAGCTCTGTAAACCACCGTGATTATGGAAAAAACTTTTTTATTATTCTGCACGATAGCATTTTTTCAACTTTTCTTTTAATATTTTTAGTCTTATTTCCCATTCCACTCTTCCTACGATCGGATTCTCAAGCGCACGTTTGTGGATTTCTTCGTATCTTTCTGGGTATTTTTCCCGAAACCAAGCACCAGATTCCGTTGGATTCAGGTGCCACCACGCGTGGCAGGTGAAGCACATGGCCTTTATGTTTGTTACTTCGGCTGAAAGATCGTGATAATGGGACTCTGGCTTGACGTGAGAGCCGTCTATCTTCGCTCCAGCAAGCTTTGAGACACCGCAACGGACACAAACATACCTGTCTCGTATTTTTGCCAGTGTTTTTGCGATATCAACACACTGATTTCTGAGCGAGATGATCGAACGTACTACTTTTTTTATTTTTTTCCTTTTCATTAGTGATCGTATTTTTCCCGAAGAGCTTCTTCAAGGTCGTTTTCTGCTGTGAGCGAACGCTTTCTGAGGGCTCCTATGGAGATAGTGAAGTTTGACTCAATCGCATCCGCCACTGTTATCATCTCACGGTCCAGCGTCTTTGTCGACTGTCTTGCCGTGAACGCTCGCTGCAAAGCTTCTTGAACATATCTCATATTCGTTTTTTAAAAATGGAACTCTCCACAGTCACAATTACATCCTTCACGGCGACAGTTTCCTGAACAGATATGGTCACACTTGATAACCCGCATGAATTCTTCGAGCAGGTCTTCCAGGTCGTCTTCCGATAGCTTCATTCCCCGATAGTCATGGGCGTAAAACCCTATGATTACTTTTTCTCTTGTATCTTTGTCCATACGTTTTATTCCGTTGTGTCGGGATCAGGGATAACGACAGAAAGTGTTTCCCATGCCCAGAACCTGATTCTTTCGATATAGTCTTTCGAAAAACCGAGCGTATCGAGTTCTGTGCTTGACTTCACCGTCTCATATTCCTCCCCCTTAATGATTATGAGGTCTTTGAGAAACATGCGCTTCATAGCTTCATGTATCTCATCTGAAGTATGCCCAGTCTCATCAGCGATCAACCGTATCACGACCGCCCAATAATACTGGTTCTGCTTCACGGTGCGCTTCGTTGACCTCTTACGAACAACTACCTCCACAAGGCCATCAAGACTATGGAGATAGTTATCGTAAGCGTCCTGGTTATCCATCGCTATTTTCCCAAACTGGATTTTACCAAAAAATTTGGGATTCATAGCTTAGTAAGGGACGTCGGTAAGCTTTATAGAGATCTTGTCTTCCTTGTTTGCTACGTCTACCTGCAGGCGCATAAACGCGGCTGACATGTCTGCTATCTTCTCTTCGAACTCTTTCCTGGTCACAAAGTCTCCTACAGGCGCTGTAGCTGCAGGATTTGACCGCTGTGGGGTGTTTGAGGCTGGAGCCTTAACAAACGACCTTCTGAGCTGAAGTATCGTCCTACGCTTGAAATTGATGGTTTTACCATCTTTCTCCCATTCTGCGTCTTCTTCCTTGTACTGGACATCGACATCGTCACCAACGACGAGCTTCAGCTCTTCCCAGGATTCGAAGGCCTTTGTCTTCGCCCCATCTTTCTTGTAGAGCCAGAAGGAGAACTTTTGTTCCCCGTATTTGATATTCACCTTTTTCTGGTCTTGGCCCACTTCGTCAAGGCGAATGGTGCTATTTATGATGTTCTCCATAGTTATCTTCCTTCATACTTATCATTTAGGTCGTAGTAGAGAGCCGTCAGCTCCGCGAGGTCTGCCTTCTTGTCCTTAATCTTACAACTCTCTATGAACTCAGAAATGTTGCTACTCCTCCTATAGATGTTGATATAGTCAGCACTAGAAAGGTTTTTTATGGGATTCATAGTAGTTTTTCATATCACGTTCGGTGTCGCTGACACAGGCCCTGTGCAATTCCATCGATATGCGCTGTATGGAGGCCTCATCGACGTTCCCCTTCAAAACCGCTTGATAGGAACAGAAGACATCCACTGGCTCATACTGATTGATTTGCAACTTCTTGGAGAAGCTCCTGGAAATGTGTACCTGTTCAATCTTGTTTGGGCTCAGGAACTTCTTTTTAGGTGTTTTGTTCATAGGTTTATTTAATTTCTCCCTCAAGATAATCATTGATCCTCTGGAATTGCTTTTCGTTTACCCCCGCGGCTTTCTGAGCATCGCTGAGTTTCTGTAGGGTGCTTTTGAAGGCCCTATCGGCCCTCTCGGCCTCTTTTATCTTGCCAATGTCTTTCCCGACAAAGAGTCCCACTATATAGGCGAGTCCCACAAGTGCGATGTTCATCAGCAGTATTCCGCTTGCCATAATGTTACCGCTTAGTGATTATCAGGCTATCCCCCCTTTTTTCTACCTTGAGGGGTGTTCCGCGCTTTATCCCAAGTTCACGGCAATAGACAACAGGGATAGAGACAAGAGTCGTATTCCTCCCAGCGATTATTGCGCTTCTTTGCCTGTGGTCATAAGAGGGTGATGGTTGGGAGAGTCTTTCTTTTTCTGTCATAGATGAGTGCTCCGTCTCTAGCGAGCTTTTTTAAGAGTTTATTGACGTAGGCCCTTGATGTTTTTGTCTCGACCGGAACACATACGACCGTACGTTCTGTTTTGATGATTGTCCATTCCTTCGATATCTCATTTGCAGAGAGAGGGAGGCTTTCTGGCTTACCAAGTGATCCCCACCTCTCTCGCAAGAAACCGAGGAGTCTTTCCTCGTTGCTCATTATCGTCTTACGGAAAGAAACGTTGCGACTGCGAGTACCAGGGTGCTCACCGCGAGTACCAATACCCCTAATTCAAGAAACGTCATATAGTTATTATTATAATTTAGTTAGGTTTCGCTCCCTCCTAACGACTGCGCTTCATTCCAATCTCATCCATGGCCTCTATCAGCAGGCGCTGGAACACTCCATGCTCCCGCTTCTTTGTTAGTGCATACCCCGCCTTACGAATCTTTGCGGCGATGTAGTTTACCTGTGGCTTGTCGATACCGAGCTTATTGGCCATATCTTCTACGCTGAGCTCATCCCACAACTTTGCAAACGTTTGAAAGAAATCCTTGGTATACAAGATATGAGTATCACGGTGCGCATATTTTTTTCTCTTGTGCATATATATTTTATTGGTTGATAATGGTGGTCGACCAGAGGCTTTCCTCCTCACTGGATTAAACCTAGCACATTATTTTGATATTGTCAAGGTTATTTACTCTTTCACCGCCTCGATGAGGTCGTCCAGACTGCTTATTTTACCTTTATAATAGTCATAGAGGTGAGGGACACCCACGATCGCTACCTTTCTTGCATACTTGTTTCTATCCTTGGTCGCCAGTCCTACTACCCTCTCTCTTTCCTCTGCTCTGGCTTGGTCAAATCCTGCGTCATAGCATTCGCAAGTTTGTGGTGCATCATTGAATCTACAAATGTGTTCTGGGTGGTTCATATTTTTTTCTTAAAATAATCAGCCCTGGTAGAGTAGAGGAGTTCTTCTTCAATAGCTTGTATTGCGTGCCTGTATGGTGCTTTTTGGTCACTAACAGCATTGTGAAAATATATCAATAAACTATCTCTTACACCTTTTGTCTTTGCTCTTATCTCCCCCACCACCCTCTCTCTTTCCTCTACTCTGGCTTGGTTTAGTTTATTGGTGAGGAAGGATTTTACTTCTTTTTTATATCTTAAGGAGGGTGGTTCTACGACACCATTACAGCCTTCATTTTTACAAGATAAGTCTATACCATAGCCCACAAAGGAATACGCAGTATTACAGGATGGGCAAACTATAACTGGCCCTGTAACAAATATAATCTTCTCAAACTCCTCTAGTATTTTTTCATTCATACTTTAATTTTCTTAAGTATAAGATTGAAATCTGGGTAAAAGAAATCTCTTGGCTCTGTAACAGACGTTTTTTCTCCACAAACATCGCAAGTCCCTGTATGGTAAGTACTCACATCGTAAGCCTTCTTTATCGGCGGTTTTCCGTACTTTTTCAAACAAGTCAAGTAGTTAGCAGTCAATCCGCAAGGAGAACAGACATCCCATATATCCGTTTTTTTAGTAGTCATACTCTTATATTTCTTTACCTGAATAATAATCCTCTCGGCGCTCCATCCATGTTTCATTTTCACATTTAGAGCAATCAATTTTGTCCTCATAACCGTGCATATAGAGCCGTATATCATGCTTCTTGCACTTTGGCTTGTAGGAACATTCACTGCATTTCACGGAGCCGTTTCCTGCTCGTGGATAGTCGTGGAAGTGGAAAAGTTTTTGTAGGAAGTTCATAGTCTTTCAGGGATTACTGGTAAATGGTTATAGCATTGTTTGCATTTGAGGCCGACCGAGCGCTTTTGTTTGTTGTAGACTTCGATCCATTTGTGAAGCCCATGCACCGGACAGCGAATCATGCAATCACTGAGCGCTTTATTTCTGTACATAGGTTCAAGATTTTTGACCGCGGCTGGCATAGTGTTTATTTAGGGTTAAAACAGTGGTGAATATATAGGGATGGGCGATGGTTATTTATGCTCCAGTAACACCTGGTTCATTCGGCTGAGTAGCTCCTGGGTCATTAAGAACAAGCCCTTTTATCGCCCACATAGCACTCGTCTCCAGCTCTGTAACAGCGACTGCTCGCTGGCGAGAAGGAGGAAGAGTTAGAAGGAGATTGTGCAACGTGCTATATCCATCTCTTACGGTTTGAATAAGGGGAAGCATTTCTTCGGATGGTTTGAAATATCCGAATGGGTTTACTCCTGTCGCTTTATTTTCACCAGCTGCCCGCTCAGACAGCCTATCTACATAACTTTCAGACATAGTGTTTTTTATTACACCCATCCCTATACATTCACCACTCTCTATTCTTTATCTGGGTTATTGAATTAGTACCAACCAAGTAAGAACTTCTTTGTTATTTCTTCCGTGAGATAGGCATAAACTTCGTCAGAATCTTTTGAAAGAAGAATCCTGCGGTCAAGGAGAATCCAACTGACAAGGTGTGATACCTCGTGAGATAGTATGGCTACATTATGTCTGTGAGAGTTTTTGTAGAATCTAAGGAATACAGCGTAACCTTTTGTTAGTGGATACATTCTTGCATCAACACCCTTCTCATTTGCCCATTCGTGGTCTTGGTGCTCTGTAAGGTACTCACTAAGGGTATGATACTTTTTCTTCTTCCCTGTTTCTTTGATAGCTTCGGCAAGAGGATAGTTTATAAAGAAAGCCACCTCAACAACAAAAGTGTCTATACTAATACAGAAAAACTTTTTATTTTCTAATTTCATATTGGAAAATAGGTGTCAATGCACCCACCTCTTGCGCCATCACTCCCTAACTCAAGACATTCATACACCGTGGAAGGTGCTCTCCCAGGGGCGTTTTTCTGCAATTCCTTCCCCACCTCTATACCGACATTCCACCCATAGAGATAGACGATCGGTATAGCTACTATGACTCCTATTGCCCACTTCCAGTTATTGCTCATAATGCTTTTTATAGTAGTTAGTCGTAATGTTTTATTCCATCTTCACTGACATCTTTTTTGCGAGGGATCTTTTAGCGTCCACTAAATCACTCCGTCCTGACAAAACAAGTTTCCTGTCTAGGTCGGCGTATTCCACTCTTTTGAGTTCGGCGGACATTTCGTGATTACCAACCCTGGCAATGTTATCGGCAGAAATTAAGTCTTCCTGAACATATACCCACTTGCCACCAGCGAGCAGCCCTGCCTTTATCCCATTCGCCTCTTCTTCGGTTATTGTCAAAACCTTCCCGTCCTTGAAAAACAACGCCTTTGTGTAACTCATACTCTTATTACTTTAGGCTTAGACTGCTTTTGCTGATCAATCCAGGCCTTAATATGGCCCAAATTCCTTTCTAGTTCGGTTGGTTTAATAGACTTCCCCTTAGAAAACCGGTCAGCATTGACTTGAGGAAGAATTTCTTTGACGATGACAGCCCACTCATCGAGGCTGTGCATTTTGAGCAGGCGGCCGCAGGAAGCACGTTCTGTGGTGTTTTTGAAAAGCAGGCCAAAAGATGGGTTAACCTCAACGAAGAATCCAATGAACATGGAAATTTCCTTTCCTTGCAAAACGTCAGTTTTGCTAAAAAGATGTGTTTCCTTATATGTGTTTCCTTGCTTATGTGTTTCCTTAGTGTAAACCACGTTTACATGGTCGTGTAAACCACGTTTACATGGTGGCGTCTCCACGTTTACATGGTCCATGTCAACCACGTTTACATGGCTAGCCATGTCCTCCACAGGGACTTGGCTGTAATCCCACTCTGATTTATCAAGCAGAACATAGGTGTTGTTCAACCATTGTCCATTTTTGGTTCTCATCTTTTTTACTTGGATAATTTTTCGCTTCTCTAGGTTTTCAATGCCTTTAATTATTGTCGGACTGCTCACTCTATGCTGTTCCGCCATTAGTTTGATGGATGGGAAGCTTTCTTGATTTATGTCGGCGTGTCGGCACAAGCTGTTGTAAACGATTGTCCCCTGCCAACCACAAAGCCTTGCTTGTCCGTTTAGATATGCGTCGTCCATCAAGAATTTCTCTTTTTTCCTTTTATCTATGATTCTTCTTTCCATATTAGTTTTTTGCCAAAAAAAATACCGAGGGCTTTCCCACAGACCGCCCCCTTGCAAGGGGCACTTATGAGAAAACCTTCGGTATCTTCTTTGTGCAAGGGTATTTAAT